GATGAATTTGCCCTAGACGTTATGGAACATTGCGGTTGTCAGTACGTCGACGATGAAAAAGAAATTGACGAAGCCGAGTACCAAGGACGTGAAGTTAAACTTGGCAAGCCAATGCCAGGCGATGTTAAGAAATATAAAGTTTATGTAAAAGATCCTAAAACAGGAAACGTTAAGAAAGTAAACTTTGGTGATCCAAACATGCAGATACGCAGGGACAATCCAAAAGCTCGCAAGAACTTTCGTGCTCGTCATAACTGTGCAGACAAAAAGGATCGCACAAAAGCAGGTTACTGGAGTTGCAGAATGTGGAGCAAGAAACCAGTAAGCAAAATATTAAAAGGAAAATAATCAATGGCAGTAACAGTATATTCAGGTGCTATTGCTAACACTGTGTGGACAACAGATAAAGCTAGAATCTCCACAGGTACAAACAGTGTTACAGCCCAAGTCAGACTAGCCGCAAAGCCAACCAGCAATGCAAGTGTGTTTCTATACAATGACGGTAACGCCGCAAACAGTGTACCTGTAGTTGTTCCGGCAAACAACACTATGGACATTTGGGTCGGTGTCGGCAATCAACTCACAATCGTCGGCGGCAACGGTACAACAATAGAAATGGGCACAGCAAGCAGTGGCAACGCTGGAGTTTCGGACTAATGCGAGCTCGTGAGTTTCTAACAGAACTGCGCAGTTTGGGTCGTAACAAACTGCAAAAAGGCCAGCAACACCCTACACACGAAAAAGCCAGTCCTGGACACCTCAGAACACGTGGATACTATGACATGTATCGTGCAGCAATGGCTGTTGCTGGCATGGACAAAGATGGAAACATGGAATTTCAGCCTGATCCAGAAAGTTGGTTAGGAACAGAAGGCTACGTTGGCACTTACACAGATGAAGAACGTGAGATGGCCAAGCAAGCATACAAGGCACTGGGCATGGCAGTAGCAGATGGCGCACCGCGAGGTAGCACAGAGCCAGACGCAGTAAACAACAAGAGTCCCATTCAAGGCTTCAAAGGCTATCCGAGGTAACTTGTAGATGGCTAACTATAATCCAAATAGCACCAACTACACACACAGTTTTGAACCCAACACCGAGCGACTGTGTAATGCTATGGATTATAATGCCTCAGGGCAACCAATCATTCGTACGTCAGGCGATCTTTACAGTTGGGGCATCAACATATCCAATGGTGCTGTAGATGGTGTTAGCTACATCGAAAAGTTTGGACGCAACGATACACTCAGTGGAGACATTGAAACCATCTGGGACGGCAGTAGCATCTACACCTACCTCTCGAGTGCAAGCAGTGTGTATGTAACCAGTAGTGATGGCGACGACGCACCTGCGGGCACCGGGGCACGACAAGTTGAAGTGCAAGGACTTGATGAAAACTATGCACTTACTACTGAAACTATAGACATCGATGATGGTGCAAGCGATACAACATTTATCCGAGTGTTCCGTGTTATTGTTACCAGTGTAGGCAGCGGCGGACAAGCCGCTGGTACTATCAGTGTGCGTAGTGCAAGCGGTGGTGGCGGTACCCTACTTGCCCAAATTGGTAAAGTAGGCACAGGCGGCGGCGCCAGTCTTGGACAAACATTTATGGCCTTATACACAGTGCCAGCAGGATACACAGCATACCTTACACAATGGACTATTGGTGCAGGCGGGCAAAACGCTGACACTACAGCATTACTTGTTGCTCGTCCGTTAAATGGTGCTTTCAACAGCAAAGACATCGTTATCAGTGCTGGAAGTCAGTACAGCAAAAACTACATTGTACCACTAAAGTTCACAGAAAAAACCGACATTGAAATCCGTGCATTTTCAAGCAGTTCGGGTAATGACTGTAGTAGCACATTCAACCTTATCATCATCGACAACGATTACATAAATCCATAATAAATACTCCTATAATACTACAATAAAAAACAAGGAGCTAGTATGAACACCAACGAATATGACGTGGTTGTGGTCAAAGTTGTTGACGGCGACACAGTGGATGTAGACATTGATTTGGGATTTGGCGTTTGTTTAAAGGACGAACGTGTGCGTATCATGGGTATTGACACACCAGAAAGCCGCACTCGAGATGATGTAGAAAAATTGTTTGGGCTTGCTGCTAAAAACAGATTATATTCATTGCTAGAAAAAGATGCTAAACTTATTACCACAGAAGATAAAAGTGGCGAGGACATGAAGGGCAAGTTTGGACGCATACTAGGCGACTTCCGTGCCGCAGATGGACGTCTTGTTACACAAATTATGATTGACGAAGGACACTGTGTGCCATACTTCGGCGGTAGCAAGGATGAGATCCAAGCACAGCACATGGTCAATCGTGAGCGTTTACTTAACGAGGGCGTAGTTGATCGTGCAGAGTATGACAAAGCAGTACTCAAAGAAAGTAAAGAGTAAATAAATTCTCGATTAAATATCCATATGGAAAAGAAATACTGTGCAGCTCCCTGGAGGGGCTTGCACATTAACTTTCGTGGCGACGTAAAAACTTGTTGTGCAGGTGATCCAAACATGCTTGGTGACCTTAACAACAAAAATTTAGAAGACATTATTCACAGCGATAAAATGCAAGAAATCCGTGCAAGCATAAAGCAGGGTGACTTACATCCAGAATACTGTTATAATTGTATTCAAGCAGAACGCAATGGTAGCAGTGAACGCGACTGGCACAATAATGTTAATCCAGAGTTTGAACCACAGTCGGCTGATCTAGACGAGCATCTCCCAACCCTAATAGATGTACGTTGGAATATAACTTGTAATCTTAGTTGTAACTATTGCGGACCATACTGTAGTAGCAAGTGGGCAAGTTTAAAGAAAGAATTCGTGGACAATGGTGTTAAACCTTATCACACACAAGTAATTGATTATATGATGACCAATCGAGAAGACATTCGCGAAGTGGCTCTAGTTGGCGGCGAGCCATTGTTGCTGAAAGAAAATGCTACATTGCTTGCACTCTTGCCCAAAGACAAACTAGTCACTGTTATCACAAACATGAGTGTAGACTTTGATAACAATGAAGTTGCAAAACAATTGTTAAACAGAAACAATGTTGGTTGGAGTATGAGTTTTGATAATGTTGGATCACGATTTGAATATGTAAGGCACGGAGGGCTATGGCAACTTTTAGAACACAATGTTAGTAGAGTTACACACGCTATGAAAAACCAAGGACACCATGGCGGTATACATGCTGTGTACAATCTTTATAACTGTACCAGGCTAACAGAACTTATGCAGTATGCTCGTAAAGCTGGAGTAAGCATACTTTGGCAGACATTATATCAACCTGACTATCTTGATCCACTCAAACATAATAAAACAATCCGTGACCTTGCTCTTGAAGAGATTGATAAAGTACAAACAACTTTTAATTTAAACGGTCAAGAAAATTGGTTCTTTAAGAACATGCGTTCAAATTTAGAAAATGCTATTGCTACTGACAGTGATCAAACAACTGCACTGCGTGAACATATTACAGAAATAGAAAATGTTTTCCACCCAGGACAAAAAGGAAACTTTGCTAAACTTTGGCCAGAGTTACATCAAGCTCTTTGATCTATAAGAGTTGTATTCTTTACACCTATATACTGTGGCCAACTGTTGTGCTTTACAATTAAATTTGTGCTTTTAACACCGTTTACCAGTTTCCAATAGTCAGGACACACGGGTTTAGTCTTTGGTTGGACTAGTCGGTCGCTTTTGGCACCGTTGCAACTTTTACAGGCGGTTACACAGTTTTCCCAGTTGGTCTTGCCACCTTTACTAAGTGGAATAACATGATCAATTGTAAGATTACGTCCGCTGTATGCTTCGCCACAGTATTGACACGAAAACAGGTCACGTAAAAACATATTGTGTCTTGTAAAGCGCATCCTACCATGTTTTTCTCTTTTGAATCCTTTCTTTGTCACTACCACAGCAGGCACTTGCATTTCTAAATTAGCACTGTGTATAGTCCAATCGTCATACCACTCTAAAACATTAACTTTTTCGAGAAAGTATAGTTTGACTGCGGCAGTCCAATGAATGGTACTTAAGGGTAAAAAATTTACCGGCTGATAATCAGGGGCGAGAACTAAAGTATTGCTCATACCCTGTATTTACTTTAATAAGTATTTGTATGCATAAGATTCATGATCTCCAAAAAATGTTTATTCAGCCACCAATACATGATGGCATGAAATATGCGAACACATTGTCTGAATGGTCACACAACGACTCTGAACGCAATTTTAAAGCAAATATGGCGGTAAAAAGCAAACAGAAACTAATACAAGCACAAGGATGGGATCAACCTAATGCCATAACATACGATATAAACAGTCAAGGTTTTCGCTGTAACGAATTGCAAGAAAACAGAAATGCTATAGTGTTTTTAGGATGTAGTCATACCTATGGAGTTGGGCTACCAATTCAAAACACTTATGTCTACAATCTATCTACAATGCTTGATATGCCATATTTTAATCTTGGAATTCCTGGTTCAGCACTTGATACTGCATTTCGTATGGCGTGTTATTGGTTACACATCATCAAACCAAAAATAGTTGTGTGTTTTCATGGAATTTATCGTATGGAACACAGGATAAGTAGTGATGACATGAATGTATTTCTGTGTACTGATGGAAGAGAACTTTCGAAGTCATGGTTCTGTTGTGATGAAAATTCAGAATACAATGGATTAAAAAATTTTCTAGCCATTGAGTCGATTTGCAAAGACATTTCAGCTGATTTTTATGCATGGCGCACGGAGCATGAATTTAACCAAATGGGCCCTACTGATCAAGCTAGAGATATAATGCATTTTGGTCCTCGAGCGCATGAGAAGTTGTCAGAAAAAATGTATCAAGAGATTGTAAATGAGTAAAAGTTTAGAAGGCGTACTGGTTAAAAAAGCCTACAGCCGTGAAAGTTATACAGAACAACAAGTTGAAGATTTTATACAGTGTGCCGATCCTGAAACTGGTCCTGAATACTTTATGAGTCACTTCTTTTACATACAGCATCCTGTACAAGGTAAGATGCTGTATCAACCATATGATTTTCAAACTAGACTTATTAACACTTATCACAACTACAGATACAGCATTTCAATGATGCCACGGCAAACAGGTAAATCAACCAGTGCCGCTGGATATTTGCTTTGGTTTGCAATGTTTAAACCAGACAGCACTATTCTTGTAGCCGCACACAAGTATGCAGGTGCGCAGGAAATCATGCAACGTGTGCGTTATGCTTATGAAGCATGCCCGGATCATATTCGTGCTGGTGTTGTAAGTTATAATAAAGGCAGTATAGAGTTTGACAACGGTAGCCGTATTGTTGCGCAAACCACAACTGAAAACACTGGTCGAGGTATGAGTATAACCTTGCTATACTGTGACGAGTTTGCGTTTGTAAGACCTACTATTGCCCGTGAGTTTTGGACTTCAATTTCACCTACACTATCAACTGGTGGTGGAGCAATCATTACTAGCACACCAAATAGCGATGAGGATCAATTTGCTTTTATATGGAAGGGTGCAAACAAAACAGAGGATCAGTATGGTAACGAAACTGAACTTGGTGTCAATGGATTTAAAGCATTTCGAGCTTATTGGGAAGAACATCCTGATAGAGATGAACAATGGGCAGAAGAACAACGTAATATATTGGGAATAGACCGTTTCCGTCGTGAAATGAATTGTGAGTTTATCATCAATGACGAAACTCTCATCGCTCCAGCAAAATTAATTGAACTCGAAGGCATAGAACCGTCATACAAGACTGGGCAAGTGCGTTGGTATAAAACACCTCAAGCAGGAAAAATTTATGTAGTGGCACTTGATCCTAGTTTAGGCACAGGAGGAGATCCTAGTGCTATACAGGTATGGGAGGCAAATACAAATGAGCAGGTTGCTGAATGGAGACACAATAAAACAACCATACCAGAGCAAATAAGAATTCTTGCTGACATTTGTAAACACATAAATGACATTGTACAAAACACACAAAGTGTGTACTACACTGTAGAAAACAACACCATTGGAGAAGCATCTCTGCTTAGTATACGAGACTACGGTGAAGAGAACATACAAGGATACTTTTTAAGTGATCCCAAAGCTGGTAGAGGACGCAAAGGATTTAACACAACTCACAAGCCAAAACTGGCCGCTTGTGCTAAACTAAAGAACCTTATTGAAACAAATCGTATGACAATATTCAGCCGCCCATTGATCAGCGAACTTAAAAACTTTGTAGCACATGGTACAAGTTATGCGGCTAAACCTGGAGAAACAGACGATCTTGTGATGTCCACAGTACTAGCAGTGCGTATGATGCAAGTGCTACAAAGCTACCATCAAGAGCTAGATGGACAAATGACCGACCACGAGGACAATAATATAGAACCTATGCCGTTTGTGGCAATGTTCTAATAAATAATAATATGGCAAATAATACAATTTCACAACAAGTATACGATCTATTAGTTACAAAAGATTTACAACCAAATGCTCTTGATATCATGGGCAAAGACACCAATGATCCTAGCAAAGCTGATTTATTCAGTTTTGAATATAAAACAGACAATAAAAATTATGGCACTGTGGTAATTTTACTTGATGGCGAAGGTAACATGGAAGTCTATTATGGCGATAATCTTGGCCGTAGCATGGATGAAGATGATAAAAATGCATGGTATGATTTCTTATATTTGCTTAGAAACACAGCAAAACGAAACTTGCTGACTTTCAGTCTCAACGACATGAGTAGATTGAAATACAATATGAAGAGCATTGCTGCAATTACTGAAGGCGCACTATTAGAAGGCTATTATGGGACTAGTAAAACAAGTTACAGTAATCAACCAATGGAAACTAAACTGATTATCAAACACAGTCGTCCTCTTGGCGAAGATGATGCACGTTTCCGTAATGTAAAGACACTTTTTGTTCAAACATCCGAAGGTGAACGTTTTAAGTTACCATTTACTAATTTAACTGGCGGCAAAGCAATGGCACGTCACGTTGCAGAAGGCGGTAACCCTTACGATGCATTTGGACAGCACATCGTAGAAATGATGGCTGAAATGGCAACCTTACAAAGATTTGTTAGAGCAAGCAAGAATAAAAGTTATGATGGTGAAGCAGGCGAACTAGTTGAACAGGCAGTAAAACATTATTCAGCACTTAAAAGAAAAGCAAAACGTTTAATCGGACGTAGAGGCTATCGTGAAGAGCTTGATGCACATGATCCAATCACAATAACAGATTTAGATGAAACAGTTGACGCAGTACGTGAACTGTTTATACAACAAAGTCTAGATGAAAGGGTAGAACAAGCTCTTCCAATACTAGCAAAAATTCAGGAAACAAACATGAAAGAAGCAGATATTTTTGAGCGTTGGGCCGAAGCACTTGTAAATGAAGATCCAACACAAGAAGAACCTGAGAGAGAGCAAGTAAAAGTTGATGTCGACGATGATGAAACACTCGATGAAGCAAAAACAGGGTATTGTTCAGACGCATGTTGCGGTGCAGATGTAAAAGCAGAAGACTGCACTTGTTCACCTGACTGTAAGCATTGTAATTGCAATGCAGTAGAAGAAGTTGTAGATATTGACACAGGAAAGCAAGCACTCAAAGCCGAACGTGATCCAATGTTAGAAGATGAGCTGAAACGGTTACTTCAACTCAGTAAATGACACCCGATGCAGTTGCAGTAATCACCTATCCTGGACACTGCATTTCTACAGTTCTAACAATTAAAAATCTTTACCAACTTACCCAGTGGCAAGTTCCTTGTTATCTTTTCATTGATGATATTGGCGAACAGTATTATCAATGGGAAGGCAATTACCTTGATGACATCAAACGTTTTTATTATGAGCAGTTAAATGTTGACTTACGATTCGTGTTGTTTAGTGAGTTTGGGTTTAAAAAAATCTGGGACGGGTGGCTAAGACAACAATTAGTCAAGCTCAACATTGATCAGTTTATGCCTAAAAGTCTTTGGTATGTTACTGACGGTGATGTACAACTGAACAAAACATGTGATTTTACTGTATCGCCTTACAACTTTGTACCACATTACAATCGCGATGTGTATGCACAGAACTGTACCTACATTAAATATATGTTGCAACTTAACAATGTTGTACGCACACATGATAATCGCGAAATATTTTCACATCATGCACCCTTTAGGTGGATTGGCCGTGATGTGCTTGTAGGACTGCGCAAATATGTTGAAGATTGCTTGGATGAAGATTTCAATGAACTACATTGGCGCCTAATGAAAGAGTTAAAAATTTTAGGATTAGGAACAACCAATGACAACATGAGTATGACGGAATGGGATCTACTCGAAGCATATAAACATTTTATACTCGATGAAACGTTAAACTTAGAATTTTGGCCCACCGGAGAAGATTTTCAAACGTTCTTTGGCACAGACAAAGATGTTGACAATTCTTGGTATGCACAGTATAATATAAAAGTTCCTCAAGATATCCAAGAAAAAATTCTTACCATTTCGAGAACATAATTTAACCGTTTTGTATAGACGTACTAAATAACATTGCATATACTGTACGCAGTGTTATGCATTTAGGCAAACACAGATGAGTAGTTGCTCATCGTAGGCATTATTAAGGCAAAGGAAAACAAACATGGCATCTTTAGCAGAAATTCGTGCTAGACTCTCGGCCGCAGAGAGCAAACAAGGCACTTCAGGTCAAGGCGGCGACAACGCAATTTACCCACATTGGAACATGAACGAAGGCGACTCATCGCTACTTCGCTTCCTTCCTGATGGGGATAACAACAACACGTTCTTTTGGGTAGAACGTGCAATGATCAAACTGCCATTCAATGGCATCAAAGGCGAGATGGATTCTCGCAACACACT